TTGTGGAAAAAAAGATTTGACAAATAAAATTAGATGGGATAAAAGGGGATATTAACTAGAAAGACGAAAGGATAAAACAATGTCAAAAGCTGTTAATATATTAGAAGTTCTTGAAAAGGCACACCAAAGCCCAGACAAGATTAGTGAAAAAAATAAAAAAGCAATCATAGATGCCTATGGTCGTGCCTTAACAATGAAGAAAGTATTAGATGACTTCATAAAAGTAAATCGTAATCTTATTACTGATATGGGTATGATACTTCATGGAAAGGATTACACAATTCATGTATCAGAAAAGCTTAGCGTTAAGGTTGATTCGAATCTCGTTAAAGAGAAACTTGGCGAAGTTGAATACCATAAATGCAAAGTGCCAACGCAATATAAAACAATACAAGCGTTGCCTAATGAGGAAAGCACAGTTAAACGAAATAGAAAAGCTACTATTGAAGAAGTAGCTGACTTTAAGATTACTGCGTAGTACCGATAAATTGCCTACGTAGTATTGGGCGACTTCGGTCGCCCATTCCATTCCATTCCATTGTTATACTATACCAAACATAATATATAAGGATAGCAACACCCCGTGCAGAGTTACGTGGGTTGTGTCAACAAAAAAGTTTTCGAATGTTCTTGATTATAAAATAGAATGGGAGTACAAGATCATTAGAAAGGAGAAATCACAATGCCAGATAATGATGACTACTTATCTCGTCAGTTGCAAATGGTTAGCCAACAGTTCGGTTTAACTAATCCAACTGATCAACCAATTACTAATCAGCAACATACTGATAATATTAATTGGAAAGCACTTTATAAAGTTCTTGAAAGTGAAGTTGAAACCATTATCCTTGATCCTAACTGTCCAAGTTATGTCAAGGAATGGGGTCAGCGTATCATGTCAAAACTAGCCGAACACTTACCAAGAAGGTAAGTTACCCACGTGGGCTGGTAGAAGGGCGATTTATTCGCCCTTTTTTTATGCCCTGTCACCTGCTGCCTGGTAAATTTTACGCTGCTGCCAGGAACTACCAGTCAGGTTATCACCATCAACAAACAACACTAGGTACTTAAAACGCTTGGCAATACCAGATATTGTGTTTAGCCACCCCCCACCACACCCAATTTGCCGTGTTGCGTACGCAGTACAACGTAAAGTCAAGTTTTACACGAACGCAGATTATGATATAACTTTTCAAATTATGTCCAAAATCCCAACGGAAGTTTTAAAGTACGAATTAAGAAAGTTGCAAATAAAAGTGGCAGAGGAGTCCCGTTCCACCTACCTTACATTTGTAAAAAAAGTTTGGCCTGATTTTATTGCAGGTTCACATCACAAAATTTTTGCACAAAAATTAGAAGACGTTTCACGTGGAAAGATTAAAAGATTAATTGTTAATATGCCACCCAGACATACAAAGTCTGAGTTTGCCTCCCACCTTTTCCCAGCGTGGATGATGGGAAAGAATCCTAAACTAAAAATTATACAAACAACTCACACAGCTGAGCTATCATATAACTTTGGTAGAAAGGTTCGTAACTTGTTTGAACAAGATGAATTTAAAGAAGTCTTTCCTGATGTAACCCTATCGCAAGATTCGAAGGCCGCGGGCCGTTTCACGACAAACAAAGGCGGTGAATATTTCGCAGCGGGTGTCGG